TATTACCTGTAGCTAATTTTGCAGTTGCAGACACCCAGCCATAAAACAAAGGGTCTTTTGTAAAACAAAAAGATTTTAAAATATCACATTTAGTCATTACAGTTTTTCCATGACCACGTGGAAGTATAATAGCTGTTTGTTTGTTTTCCATATTAGTTAATGCATCTGCTATCTCATAATGGAAAGGAGGGGTTTCACTTCTTAAAAAATCGTCAGGAAGAAATAACTTACCAAATGCAATCATATCTTTAGAAGCTAAAATTAATGCTTCCTCTGCTTTGCTTACATTTTGTGTATTTATATTAGCCATTTTTTTCCTATAAACATTCTTTTTAATATATATGCTATTACAAATACTATTAAAACAGAAAAAACATCATATAAATGATTACCACTATCTGACTCTATAGTTGCTATAGGAGTTTCAATTTTAAATTGCTTTGTTTTATTCATTAGATAAATAGTCAATAGTAGTATTAAATTTAGATTTTGTAGAATCTATACTTTCATTTACATCATCTTTTATAAATCCGTAGTCTACTAATCTCTGACTAATCTTTTGTATTATTAATTTTGTATCATCAGCTACCTT